AGCGCGTCGACTACGAGATGGACAAGGTGATCCAGAACATCCTCGACCCCAACACCAAGGCCACCGCCAAGCGCAAGATCACCCTCACCATCGAGCTGACGCCGGACGACGAGCGCCGGCAGATCCAAGTCTCGGTGACGGCCAAGAGCACCCTCGCTGCCACCAACCCGGTCGCCACCTCGCTCTATGTCACCGGCGACAGCAACGGCGAGCTCGTCGTGGCCGAAATGGTGCCGCAGGTGCCCGGTCAACTGAACATGGACGGGACGCAGCAGGAAGCCCCGAAGCTGCTCAAGCTCGTCACCCGCGCATAAGCGCATAAATATTCATATACAAGGAGGACAACACCATGCTCGCCAAAATGATCGACAAAATCGTCAGCCTGAAGGAGACCAAAACCTTCGAGATCGGCGGCCAGACCTACACGGACGGCCACCTCACCCGGATACCGCCCCACGTCGACCGCCCCGAGGCCATCAGCGTCAGCGGCCTCGACGGCGTCTGCAAGCTGATCCGCACCGAGCTGGAGAAGGTCGGCACGACCATCATGGTGCAGGCCAAGAGCTACAAGAGCGTCGAGGTCATGACCACCTACCTGCCCGACTTCTCCCGCAATATCCTCTACCGCGCCGAGGCAGACGCCCCGGGCATTTACACCGGCTTCCGCAGCCGCGAGGTCGCTCTGATCGAGCTGCGCAGCCTGTTCATCCCCAACGAGGGCACGGCCTACCTGCTCGACCTGCTCGGCCGGATGACCGACGAGAAAAGCGTCAGCACCAACGACAACGGCGTCACGCAGACCGTGGAGGCCCGGCAGGGCGTGGCTCTCAATGCTCTGGTCGAGGTGAAGCCCCGCGTCCTGCTGCGGCCCTTCCGCACTTTCCTCGAGGTGGAGCAGCCAGAGAGCGAGTTCCTGCTGCGCGTGCACCCAGAGGAGGGCATCGGCTTTTTCGAGGCCGACGGCGGGATCTGGAAGCTCGAGGCCAAGAAGAACATCGCCGACTACTTCAACACCAACCTCGCCGACCTGATCGAGGCCGGCAAGGTCGTCGTCATGCAGTAAAGACACAGGCCGGGCGGGCTGCGGCCCGCTCGGCCATTCAGAAAGGAGCGATCACATGGAACGCATGACCCACGAGAGAGCCAACGGCATCAAGACCGGCTACTGGAGCCCGGAGACCAAGGAGACGCTCGTGCAGCGCCTCGCTGCCTACGAAAACACCGGCCTCGAGCCGTGGGAGATCGGCCCGGCCATCGAGAAGGCTGCGAAGGGCGCCGAAACCGCGACCGCGACCAAGATGGCAGAGTGCATCGCCGGCGGCATCAAGGACACGGTCGAAGCGATCCACCGAGATCCTGATGGATTTTTCAAAGGAGGCGCCAGATGAAAGACTACAAGACCCTCACCCGTGAGAAGGTCGACGCCGAGCCCGGCGCCGCCCGCTATATGGGCGAGACCCACATGATGGAGGACTGGAGCGACAAGATGATCGACTTCGTCCTCAACGGGCCGACCCTCAACGGCTTCAAGAAAGACGAGCTCCGGGCCATGCTGCGTCAGACCTATGCAGCCCTGAAGAAGTACGAGCAGATCGGCCCCATGGCCTCGCCCTACATGAACGACCCGTCGGCCATCGTGGCCCGGGCCTTCGCCGAGCTCTACCCCGGCATCGACTACCACGCGCAGTTCGTCCCCGACCTGTGTGACGAGTCAGGCAACAGAGCCTTCGGCCTGACCATATTCCCTGACGACGGCAGCGCGCCCATCGTCTGCATCTCGGCCGAGGCGCCCATCAGCGCCGCCCCTGAGCTGCTGGCGCACGAGCTGGCCCATGTAGCCACGCCCGAGGACAAAGACCACGGCGAGGCATGGCAGACGGCCGAGAAGGCCATCGGCGACAAGTATGACGAGCTGCTCAACTCCATGATCCCCGACGACGATCCGGGCGTGCTCGTCCCTCACGAGGTCGGCGACGGCGGCCTGCTGCTCATGCCGACCCGGGCCCACATCCCGGATCCGCAGCGCGACGACTGGAAGCCCGCCACCTGCCCCATCTGTGGGGCCGAGTGCTGGGAGACCGAGATCCACCGGCAGGCGCTCGCGGCCGAGCCCGGACTCCGGGCCGTCTGTACCGACTGCGGCCTGCGTGGCGCCGCCGGCGTCGGACTCGTCGACACCAGCAGCAAAAAGGAGGAAAAAGACCATGAATGAGAACAGAAACAACAGCGGCACCGCGGGCGGGATCGGCTTCTGCGGGCTGCTGACCATCGCCTTCATCATCCTGAAGCTCACCGGCGTCATCTCATGGAGCTGGCTGTGGGTGCTGGCCCCGATCTGGATCCCCACGGCCATCGTCCTCGCCGTGCTGCTGGTCGTCCTGATCGTCGTCCTCGTGAAGGAGGGCGTCAAGCAGACCGAGGAGCGCCAGCGCCGGGAGCTGCGCAGCGAAAACATCGACGAGCAGGCCCGCCGCTACGGTCTCGAGCGCCAGCCCGGGGAGAGCGATCTCGAGCTGAAGAAGCGCATCGCCTTCCTCAAGCAGGCCGAAAGGAGGGCCGGGCGCAGATGATGGACGAAAGAGAACGCCGCGACATTATGCTGCGAGCCATTCACCGCTATGGGGAGGCCGCACAAATCGACATGGCCGTCGAGGAGATGGCCGAGCTGACCAAGGCCCTCTGCAAGGTCAAACGGGCGACGCCCGGGGCCACCACTACCGCAGCCATCGCCAACGTCATCGAGGAGATCGCAGATGTCCAGATCATGCTCGACCAGCTCCGGCTCATATTTGCCCGCAGCACCGACGAGGTCGAGGAGGACAAGCTGCGCCGGCTGCTCGGACGGCTTAACAGCTACACCGAGTCCAACCTCCACGACTGGCTGAACAAGCAGCCCGAGCCGGGGATCTGGTGCCGCACGGTCGACGCCGGGGCTCAGCCTCGCGAAGGAGGTGCCCCGAATGAATAAGGCAACCTGCCGCGGCTGCGGCGCCCCCATCGTGTGGATCAAGACGCCCGCCGGGAAGGCCATGCCGTGCGACCCGGCGCCGGTCTATTACAAGGCCACGCCGGACGGCAAGGACAAGGTCGTCACCACCCGGGGCGAGGTCGTGAGCTGCGAGATCGTCCCCGGGGCCAATGCCACCGACGCCGGCTACCGGCCACACTGGGCCACCTGCCCGCAGGCCGACCGCTTCAAGAGAGGAGGCCGCCACCATGAATAGAGACAAGGCCCGCGAGCTGCTGGAGAAAGAGCTGCGGATCCGGCCGACCGTGAAGGCGAGCGCGATCTTCACCGGCAAAAACGGGAGCATGGGCTTCCGGGCTGGCCGCTTCTACGCCGTCACCATCGTGAAGCGCAAGGGCGAGGTCGTTCTGATCGCGCCGGATGACGGCCTCAAGTGCCCCTACTCGTCCCTCGACACCATGCTGAACAACTGGCACATCCTCCTCGTGATCTTCAACAGGTAAAGGAGGAAACCCATGGCAAAAGACAAACCCCAACCGCAGGCCTGCCCCGAGCTGGCCGAGTACACCACGGCCGCGCAGCCCAAAGCCTACGCCGACGGCGTCCCCGTATTCTGCGCCCACGACGCCATCGTCCCGCTGAAGGATCTGCGGCCCAATCCGAAAAACCCAAACCAACACCCGCCGGAGCAGATCAAGCTCCTCTCCTCTATTATCCGGGCCACCGGCTGGCGCGGGCCCATCACCGTCAGCAAGCGCAGCGGCTTCATCGTTAAGGGCCACGGCCGCATGATGGCCGCCGAGCTGGGCGACATGGCCGAGGCGCCGGTCGACTATCAGGACTACGCCAGCGAGGCCGAGGAGCTGGCCGACCTGACGGCCGACAACCGCATCGCGGAGCTCGCCACCACCAACAACAAGCTCCTCGCGGAAGTGTTCGCCGACCTCGACACCGGCGAGATCCCGTTCATGCTCTCCGGCTACACCGAGGAGGACTACGGGAACATCGTGACGGCCCTGTCCGAGGCGCTGCACACCGAGGAGCCCAAGGGCGACCCAGACGCCGAGATCCCGCCACCGGCCGAGCCCGTCACCAAGTACGGCGACCTGTGGATCCTCGGCCGGCACCGCGTCCTCTGTGGGGACTGCACACACCCCGAGGATCGCGCCCTGCTGCTGGACGGGGCCAAGCCCGAGATCCTGCTGACCGACCCGCCCTACTGCTCCGGCGGCCAAAAGGAGGCGCAGAAGTCGACCGGCAGCATCGGCACCGAGCGCAAAGACGGCAAGGCCCCGAAGATCGCCAACGACATCCTCAGCACCCGGGGCTACCAAAACCTGATACGGGCGGCCCTCACCGACATCCCGTGCCTCTATGCCTACATCTTCACCGACTGGAGAATGTGGGTGTACCTGTTCGACCTCGTCGAGGCTGCCGGCTTCGGCGTCAAGTCGGAGCTCGTATGGGACAAGGGCACGCCGGGCATGGGCGTCGGCTGGCGCTCACAGCATGAGCTCATACTGTTCGCCGCCCGGGCCGCCACACACTTCGACGGCCACAAGGGGTACGGCAACGTCCTGAGCGTCTCCCGCTCCGGGAATGAGCTGCACCCAACGCAGAAGCCGGTCGAGCTGCTGGAGAAGCTCGTCGACAACACGGACTTCGCCCGGGGCGTCTACGACCCCTTCGGCGGCTCCGGCACCACGCTGGCCGCCTGCGAGGCATACGGCCAGCCATCCTACATCATGGAGCTGACGCCGGCCTTCACGGATGTCATCGTCAAGCGATACATCAGGATAACAGGAAAACAGAATGTGCGCTGCGTCCGTCAAGGCCGGGAGCTCTCGCGTGAGGAGATCGCCGAGATCTTCGGCCCTGACGAGGAAGGAGGTGGACAGGAGTGACGCGCCCTGACCTGAATGAGCGACAAGCCGATCACTCACGACATCAAGGAGCGGCTCGGGAAATACACCCGCCTGCTCCGTGAAATAGATAACCAGTACGAGCGCCTCGGTCGCATGGAGATCTCCATGGCCGCGCCGCCCGGCCCTGACATGACGGGTATGCCACGGGGCTCCGGCACACCGACCGACCGCACCGGGATGATGGTGCTGCGGAAGATGGAGCTCGAGGAGCAGATCGAGGAACGGCTCGCCGAGGAGCGTGAGGAACGCGCCGCCCTCGAGGCGATGATCCGGCAGGTGGAAAACCCTGACGAGCGCGCCGTGCTGCGGCTGCGCTACTTCGACCGGGCAGACTGGGACGGGATCTGTGCCGTCCTGTTCAGTGATCGGCAGGACTACCTCGAGAGGATAGACAGCTACCAGAACAGGACATACAAGGCCCACGGCCGCGCCCTGCTGCGGATGGCCGAGATCCTGAAGGAGACAGAGGCCCCGGCAGTAAAGGGAAGTAAAAGGCAGTAAAGGGCAGTAAAATCCATTGAACGGCAGTAGCGCCCTGTGCTACACTGTACCATGTCGAAAGACCGCCGGACACCCGGACAACGCCGGGGAGCCGTCCGACGGACACCCGCCCAACAACCGAACAACGACAGCGAGAAAGCCGTCGGGCAACCACAAGAAGCCCGGCGGCTTTTTTCTTTTCCCCTGAAGGAGGTGACAACCATGGCGGGCGGCAGCATATCCATCCAGATCGAAAACCTGCGGCAGCTCGTCGCAGACGTGCAGGCCATCGAGGCCGGCGGCCGCAAGGCCATCAGCAGCACTGTGAAGGACGTGAAGGCCCGGGCCCCCGGCTGGATAGCGCAGGAGGTCACGGCAGTCTACAACATCAAGAAGGGAGAGATCACGCCGTCCAGCGGAGGCAAGCCGAAGAAGATGGCGGGCAGCATCCGCATCACAGGCGAGACCATCGAGGAGCTCACCCTCGTCTACAAGGGCCGGCTCCTGACCCCTGTGCACTTCGGCATGACACCCAAGGCCCCGCCGGCTGGCAGGAGCTACACCCTGAAGGCACAGATCCTCAAGGGCAGCAAGAAGGTCATCGGCCGCTACAAGAACACCCGCACCAAGGGCGGGCCATACTCGCAGCGGTCTCACTGGATCCTCATGGGAACAGGCAACACAAAAGCCGACGGCACGAGCTGGATCCCATTCCAGCGCATGAGCAAGACCCGCACCGACATCCAGAAGATGACCACCATCTCGGTGCCGCAGATGATAACCAGCGACCGCACCAACGAGGCCATCATGCTGAGGCTCAACACCGAGACGGCCAAGCGCCTCGACCACCACATGAAGCGAGCCCTCGGCCTGTGACCCACGGGCCGCCGCCACGGCCAGCAGGACGCCCGCCAAGGCGGCCGGGCACGCGAGGGCAGCCAACACACACACGCGCAGGAAAACGCGCCGCAAAGGGCACACAGAGGCCCCACACGGCCACGCAGAGCGGCCGAAGGTACTGTGACGCACCCCTAACGCCTGCGGTGCTGGCGAGCCCAAAAAACGCGCAGACTCCAAAAAGTTTTTCCGGGCCGTTTCGCTTCGCCCGGGGGCCTGCGCAGCCCTTTTCCCTGACCTCACGAAAATGGTGGGGGCACGGCAGCACGACAGAAAGGAGGGGACGCCATGCCGAACACCAACACCAAGCTCGTCGACAGCAAGACCATAGCGGCCCTGTTCGAGCTGACGCCCCGCCGCATCCAGCAGCTCACCAAGGAGGGCATCATCACGGCCACCAAGGAGGGCAACGCCAACCGCTACGACCTGCTGCCGACGATCCAGAAGTACATCAGATACCTGACGGCCAAGGCCAACGGCCGGGAGCCGTCCAAAAAGGACGCCGAGATCAAAGGGCGCCGGCTCGAGGCCGAGGCCGACCTCAAGCGCAGCAAGGCAGACATCGCCGCGCTCCAGCTCAAGGAGCTCGAGGGCACCATGCACCGCAGCGAGGATGTCGAGGCCGTCATGACCGATCTCGTGTATAGCATCAGGTCAATGCTCGTGGCTCTGCCCGGGCGTCTGGCCGTGGATGTCTCCAGCGCGGCCACCGCTGCGGAAGCGTCCGACATCATCCGCGCCGAGGTCTACAAGATCCTCGAGGAGCTGGCCGGCTACAAATACGATCCCGAGGTCTATGCGCGGCGGGTAAGGGATCGGGAGGGATGGAGCGAGCTCTCCGATGACGCGGACGACTAAGAAGGCCGCCGCGAAGCTCAACGCCGCCATCTCGGGGGCGATCAAACGCTTCGCCCCGCCTGAGAGCCTGACCGTGGACGAGTGGGCCGACAAGCACCGCCGCCTCTCCCCCGAAAGCTCGGCCGAGGCAGGCCCGTGGCGCACCAAGCGCACCCCGTACCTCGAGGAGCCCATGCGGGCCTTCACGGATCCGAAGGTGCACAAGATCGTCATGGTCGCCGCGTCGCAGGTTGGCAAGTCGGAGCTCGAGCTCAATATCATCGGCTACATCATCGACCAAGACCCCGGCAGCATTCTCTATGTGCACCCGACCATCGACGACGCCAGAAAGTTCAGCCGGCTGCGCGTCGCTCCCATGATCCGGGACAGCAAGCCCCTGAAGGCAAAGGTGCACGATGTCAAAGCCAAGGACAGCGGCAACACCATCCTCCAGAAGTCTTTCCCGGGCGGTATGCTCACGCTGACCGGCTCCAACAGCGCCTCGGCGCTGGCATCCACCCCCGCCCGCTACATCATCGGCGACGAGCGTGACCGCTGGGCCACGAGCGCCGGCACCGAGGGCGACCCGTGGGCGCTGGCCGAGGCCCGGCAGGCGACCTTTTACAACGCCAAGGCCGTCGAGGTCTCGACGCCGACCATCAAGGGCGCCAGCAATATCGAGACCAGCTTCTACCAAGGCACACAGGAACGCTGGTGCCATCGCTGCCCCGAGTGCGGGGAGTACAGCGAGATCGTGTTCGACGCCATCCACTTCGAGCCCGAGGCCAAACGCGTGCGCGGCAAAAAGGTCTGGAGCCTGAAGGGCGGCGTCTCGTGGGCCTGTCCCGCCTGCGGCTGCCTGATCCCCGAGGAGACCATGAGACGGCAGCCGGCCAAGTGGATCGCGGAAAACCCCGACGCCTACAAGAAGGGCGTCCGCTCGTTCTGGCTCAACGCCTTCAGCTCCCCGTGGACACCATGGGAGAAGATCGTCCTCAAGTTCCTCGACGCCAAGAACGACCCGCAGCGGCTCAAGGTGGTCTACAACACCCTGCTCGGCCAGCTATGGGAGGATCGCGGCGACCTCGAGGACGAGGACACCATGCTCGCCCGCCGCGAGGACTACGGCACACACCCGGACGGCGCCCCCGTGGAGCTGCCCGACGGCGTGCTGGTGCTCACCTGCGGCGTGGACACGCAAGACAACCGCCTCGAGTATGAGGTCGTCGGCCACGGCAAGTACGGCGAAAACTGGGGCATAGTCAAGGGCTACATCATGGGCCGGCCGGACACCCCCGAGGTCTGGCAGCGGCTCGACGATGTCATCGACCATGTCTACAAGTTCAAGAACGGGCGGGGCCTGAAGATCTCCATCACCTGCGTCGACTCCGGCGGCCACTTCACCCAAGAGGTGTACGAGGCGTGCCGGGCCCGACAGGGCAAGCGCGTGTTTGCCATCAAGGGCAAAGGCGGCGACGGGATCCCCTACGTCTCCCCGCCGACCAAGGTGCCGATCCGGGACAACAAGAAGATCACCTGCTGGCTCTACACCATCGGCGTCGACGCCGGCAAGGCGGCCATCATGGCCGGCCTGAAGGTGCAGGAGCCCGGCCCAAAATACTCCCATTTCAACCGGCACCCCGACGCCGGCTACGACCTCAACTACTTCAACGGCCTGCTCTCCGAGAAGCTGGTGCTCACCAGCACCCGGCGGGGCGACCGCTGGGCGTGGGAGAAACTGCCCGGCCACAACCGCAACGAGGCCCTCGACTGCCGGGACTACGCCAACGCCGGCCTCAAGATCATCAACCCCGACATGGACGCAGTCGAGCGCCGCCTGCGCGGCCTCGAGGAGCAGCCAAAACCGGCGCCGCAGCGACGGGCGCGCACCAAGCGCAGCAGCTCCAGCGCCTTCGACGACTGGTAAGGAGGACACGACCACATGAAAACGCGCAAGACCATCGAGATCGAGCTCACCGGCAAGCGGGAGCGGCTCGAGCTCTACCTGAAGCGGGAGGCCGAAATGCTGAGCGGCGGCGTGCAGAGCTATGGCATCGGATCCCGCAACCTGTCCCGCTACAACACCGACCTCGCCGCCATCCGGGCGGCCATCAAGGAGCTCGAGGACGACATCGCAGCCCTCGAGGCCCTACTCAACGGGCAGCGCCCCCGCAAAGCCGTGGGCGTCGTCCCCCGTGACTGGTGAAAGAAGCCCCGAAAGGGGCTTTTTTCATAGGCCGACGCCGGGAGTTTTCGCTCCTTTTCTCCCGGCGCCGGCCATTTTTACCTGAAGGAGGTGAGCACCATCAGCAGACGAAAGAACAGAAGCCGACCGCAGAGCGGCCGGCAGAGCCCCCGCCCCGTGAACAAGGGCTACGGCGACGCCGGCGCGAGCTGGCACAAGCGGTCGACCAAGGGCTTCAGGGCCTTCAGTGGCAGCCCCAAGGAGGACATCGACGCCCACAACTGGACGCTCCGGCAGAGAGCCCGGATGCTCTACATGGCCGCACCCATCGCCACCTCGGCCATCCGCACCAACCGCACCAACGTGGTCGGCATCGGGCTCCAGCTCAAGAGCCGGATCGACCGGGAGGCGCTCGGCATGACACAGGAGGCCGCGGACGCATGGCAGACGCAGGCCGAGCGCGAGTTCAACCTGTGGGCCAACAATAAAAGGGCGTGCGACGCCACCGGCGTCAATAACTTCGCAGCCATGCAGCAGCTCGCCCTCGCCTCGTGGCTGGTCAGCGGCGACGTGTTCGCAGTCGTCAAGCAGTACGACCCGACGCCCCTCATGCCCTACTCGCTGCGCATCCACCTGATCGAGGCCGACCGCGTGGCAACCCCGACGAGCTCCGGCATCGTCGCCCCCATGCTGCTGACCACCGGCAAGGCGGCCAACGGCAACACCATCTTCGACGGCGTCGAGGTGGACGGCAACGGCCAGATCGTCGCCTACCACATCCGCAGCACCTACCCCTTCGAGCTGGGCACAGCGGCGACCAAGTGGGCCCGCGTGGAGGCATACGGCCGGCGCACAGGGCTCCCGAACATCCTGCACATCATGGAGAGCGAGCGCCCGGATCAGTACAGAGGCGTCAGCTACCTCGCGCAGGTCATCGAGCCCCTGCTCCAGCTCCGGCGCTACACCGAGAGCGAACTGACCGTGGCCATCGTGGAGAGCTTTTTCACGGCCTTCATCAAGACCGAGGCCGGCGCCGGCGACAACCCGTTCAACGAGGTGGGGAGCAGCCTGCCGGAAGTGAGCCGGGATCCCAACGAGTACGAGATGGGCCCGGGGCAGATCAACATCATGGAGCCCGGCGAGGATGTCACCTTTGCCGACCCCAAGCGACCGGCCAGCGGCTTCGACAGCTTCCTGCGCGCCATCTGCGAGCAGGTGGGCGCAGCCCTCGAGATCCCGGCCGACCTGCTCCTCAAGGCGTTCAACAGCTCGTACAGCGCCAGCCGCGCCGCCCTGCTGGAGGCGTGGAAAGCCTTCCGCATGAGGCGCAAGTGGTTTGTCGATGACTTCTGCACCCCCATCTATGAGATCTTCATCGCCGAGGCCGTGGCCCGCGGACGCATCAGCGCCCCGGGCTTTTTCGCTGACCCGGCAACCCGGGCGGCCTACCTCGGCGCCGAGTGGATCGGCCCCTCGCAGGGGCAGCTCGACCCGACTAAGGAGATCACGGCCGAGATCCTCGCCATCGGCGAGGGCATCACCACCCGCGAGCAGGCCACGATCCGGCTCAACGGCGGCCAGTGGGACGCCAACATCGACCAGCTCGCCCGGGAAAACGAGAAGCTGCGGGCGGCTCAGGGAGACACCGGCAGCACCGGCGACTCCGGCGGCACATCAGTGGCCGGCGCATCCCTCTCGGCTGCCGTGCGGCGCGCTGCCATCGTCGCCGAGGTGGAAAAGACCATCAAGGAAGGAGACAAGGACAAGCATGAAAACGAGTAACACCCCGCGCCTGTGCGCCGGGCCGCAGGTCGTCCAGCAGACGCCGACGAAGTTCTGGAACATCGCCAGCGTCGGCGAGGACTCGGGCGAGATCGTCCTCTATGGCGATGTCGTCGCCCGTCAGCCTGTGGACTGGTGGACAGGTGAGCCCGAGCCCGGCCTCTATATCGCTCCCGAGAGCTTCATGGAGGATCTCGCGGCGGTTAAGGGCAAGAGCAACATCACCATCAAGATCAACAGCACCGGCGGCGACCTCTACACCGGCATTGCCATCCACAACGCCATCAAGGGCCTGAGCGGCCACAAGGTCGTCATCGTGGAGGGCATCGCGGCCAGCGCAGCCAGCGTCATCGCCTGCGCCGGTGACGAGGTGCAGGTCTATCCCGGCAGCATGGTCATGATCCACGGCGTCGCCGGCCTGCTGATGGACTACTACACCCTCGCAGACCTGAAGAAGCTCCAGAAGGACTTCGACGCCAGTGAGCGGGCCATCGCGGAGATCTACCACGCCAAGACCGGGATCGCGGTCGAACAGCTCCGCACCATGATGACCCGCGAGACATGGATGGTCGGGCAGGAAGCCATCGACAACGGCTTCGCCGACACCCTGCTCGAGGGCGACGGCCCTGATGTCAGTGTGAGCGCCGACAAGCAGGTGCTCCTCGTGGCCGGCATCCGGCACAACATCAAGGGGCTGCATAATGTCCCGAGCACGATCCGCATCAACAGCATCCACGCCGCCCCGGCGGCTGGAAATAAGCCGACCGGGAACGGCGACGAAAACAGAAAGGAAGATGAGCCCATGACTCTCGAGGAAATGAGAGCACAGCACCCCGACCTCGTCGCTCAGATCGAGCAGCAGGCCGTCGCAAATGCCATCGCGCAGGAGCGGGCCCGCATCGAGGCCATCGACAGCATCGCCGCCAGCGTGGGCGACGCTCAGCTCGTCAGGGACGCCAAGTACGGCGAGAGCACCTGCACCGCTGAGCAGCTCGCGCTCAAGGCTATGCAGAAGCAGGCGGCCCTCGGCGCCAAGCACCTGAAGGACGCCGCCAACGACAACGCCGAGTCCGGCGCCGCCGATGTCGGAGCCGCCCCAAACGGAGGCGAGGAAGGCAGCGAGGCCGACGACAAGGCCAAGGTCGACGCCATCGTCGGCATCTACAACACCACCAAGAACGGAGGTAAGAAGTAATGAGCAAGAGACTGGATGAAAACCTCGGCACCGTCGGCTATGACGGGCTGATCGTCACAAATGAGCCTGTTGCGGACGTTGTGACCGTGACCCTCGCCGCATCTCAGGGCGTACTCGCTCGCGGCACCGTCATCACTGGCGTGGCCGGCGGCGAGCTGTCTGCGGCCGCTGCGGCCCTCGTGGCGACCAACGCCGTCTACATCCTCGCAGACGAGACCGACACCGGAACCGGCGCCGCCGTCACCGCTACGGCCTACCGCACCGGGCACTTCGCACGCAACAAGCTGTCCACCGACGGCTCCTACACCCTCGTCGCGGCTGACGAGGAGATCATGCGCAACGCCGGCATCCTGCTGAGCGACGCGCTGGACTACTAAGAGAAGGAGGACAAGATCATGCCTTTTAACTTCTACGACACCCACACGCTGCTCATGGCCGTCCAGCAGCTCATCCCTGCGGCGACCTTCCTGCGTGACAGATACTTCCCGACCAACGACTCGACCGACATCTTCGCCACCGAGGATGTGCTGGTGGAGTACCGCGACGGCACCCGCAAGCTCGCACCCTTCGTGGCCCCCCGCAAGGGAGGCGTCACCATCCTGCGCAAGGGCTACACCATGGAGCGTTATACCCCGCCCTTCGTGGCTCCCCGTCGCACCCTGACCCTCGACGAGCTGCGCAAGCGCGGCTTCGGCGAGGCCCTGTACTCTCAGCTCACCCCTGAGCAGCGCCAGCAGGTGCTCATCATGCGTGACGCTGACGAGCTGGGCGACCTCATTACCAACCGTGAGGAGGCCATGGCCGCCGAGACCATGCTGACCAACGGCTGCATCATGAAGCACATCGCCGACGACGCCGACAAGAGCGACGAGATGGAGATCCGCTTCTACTCCGAGGGCACCAACCCCGCCACCTACACCCCGACGATCAAGTGGGACGCAGAAGGCGCCAAGATCCGCGCCGACCTCGGCGCGATGGCTCGTATGCTGACCAGACGCGGCCTGCGTGCTGCTGACCTCGTGTGCTCCCCGGACGTGGCCGACGCCATCGTCGAGGATCCCGACATCAAGGAAATGCTCGACAACCGCCGCTACGAGCTGGGCTCTGTGGCCCCCGAGGAGCTGGCGCCGGGCGCTGCCATCATGGCCCGCCTGAACATCAACGGCCGCATCATCAGCGTGATCTCCTACGACGAGACCTACACCGACGACGACGGCAACGATCAGCTCTACATCCCGAGCGGCAAGTGCATACTCACCGCCCCTGCTGCTGGCCGTACCTGCTACGGCGCCGTCTCTCAGGTGGAGCAGGCCGACGGCGAGTTCCACACTTACGCCGGCCGCCGCGTGCCGAAATATGTGTCCAGCGCCGAGGGCAACACCCGCACGCTGACCATCTCCAGCCGCCCGCTGCTGATCCCTAACAACAAAAACCCGTGGATCGTTGCCGACGTACTGGGGGAATAACGCCCCCTGTTGACACCGCTGCGGTCGGCAGGGGGACGGTCGGCGCAGCCATTGTAGGAAAGGAGTGACAAACATGGCTTACACACCTACCGAGTGGAAAGACGGCGACATCATCACCGCCGAAAGACTGAACAAGCTCGAGGCCGGCGTGCAAAACGAGCAGGTCGGGCCGCAAGGCCCCAAGGGAGACACCGGGGCAACCGGCCCCCAAGGCCCCAAGGGAGACACCGGAGAAACCGGCCCGCAGGGCCCCAAGGGGGACACCGGCGAAACTGGCCCGCAGGGCCCCGCCGGAGCGGACGGCGCCAAGGGCGATACCGGCGCAACCGGGCCGCTGGAGCAGACGGGAAGTCTGTTAAGAGCATCACCCTCACCGCAGACGGCACCGGGAAAGTGACCGGCGGTACGGCCACGCTGACGGACGACTCCACCGTGCCGATCACCGTGACAACCGCCACCGCCTAAGACCAAGGAAAGGAGCACGAATATGATCCAGATCATCGCGGGCACCTTCGGCTATTACAACGGCCGCAAGGTCGTCCCCATCACTAACGCGGACGGGCCTCAGAAGTTCGACCCCGAGCTCGAGGCCCGTCTGGTCAAGAAAGGCGTCGCCAAGTATGTCGACGAGCAGCCCGTGGCCCCTGCCCCGGCCGCAAAGCCGGAGCAGGAGCCCGAGACTGTACCCGAGACCGGCGACGCGCCCGCCGCTCCTGAGTACGACGAGGACATGAAGCTCGACGAGCTGAAGGAAGTGGCGGCCACCTACGGCGTGGACGCCTCTGCCATGCGCAAGAAGGCTGATGTCATCGCCGCCATCGAGGAGGCGAAGGCGGCGGCCAACGAGGCCGACGACGACCAGACCGGCGACAATGAGGAGCCCCCTCAGATCGGCGCCGCGGATCCCGTCTAATGGCCTTCGACTTCAAGAAAATGGTCGCTGACGACCGCCGCCTCGTGTTCCTCAACCTCGCCGAGTTCGGCGAGGAGCACAAGGTCGACGGCAAGACCATCACCGTCGTGCTGGATGACAACGCCCTGAAGGAACGCCAAGGGGGGCAAGAGCTGGGCGTGGCAGAGTCGTCCCTCATGCTGTATGCAGCAGTCGAGGATCTGCCGCCCCGGCGCCCGGCGGGCGAAGGGCTCAACATCGACGGCCGCGAGTATATCGTCAACGACTGGAGCGAGGACATGGGCGTCGCCACCATCGCGCTCGGCCAGACCGTGACCATGTAAAGGAGGTGCAGCCGTGTCCATAGTCAACAGCATCGAGACCGTCCGGGAGTGGCTGGGCTCCACCGTCTGCCCGATGGTGCAGCTCAAGCTCCCCGACGACAGCGCGACCGACGCCTCCTACCCCTACAAGCTGGTCAACCCGACCGCGTTCTCGCTTTTCGTCCCGTCGAAGGACAGATTGCCCCCAAAGGTGCCGGCCCCCATCCCCTCGGTCTGCGTGCAGATCGTGGAGGGCACCGACAGCCTGACCATGAGCTCGAGGAGCATCAAGATCCGGCTTTGCTTCTCTGCGTGGGATCCCGGCTACCACGGGCGCGACATCTTCAAACCGAAAAACGACGGCAGCGGCGCATACGTCCAGTGGCAAAACGAGGAGGCCGCGGCCTTCTTCGAGAAAAACGGCGAGGGCTGGCGCGACGCATGGAATTTTGTGGACACGGCCCTCCGTATGATCGAGAACGCCGAGTACATCGGCCCGCTGCGCGTCATGAAGGAGGACGGCATCACCTTCGGCCCTGTGTCTGAGCAGGACGCCGTCCCGGACTTCTACCCCTACTGGTTCGCGTGGGTGGAGTTTTCTGCCGAGGAGCCCCTGACACGCACGCCGAAGGACTACCAACACCTGCTTTAAGGGCAGCCGGCCGGCTGCTCTAATTTTATGCAAAGGAGGAAAAGCAGATGGCAAACGAATACCTCTACGGCGCATACGGCCACATCGGCGAGACTGTGGCACAGAGCGCCGTGCAGGCGGGCACCACGCCGGTCTATATCGGCACGGCACCCGTCAACCTCGTGCGCGGCTTCGCAGACGCCGGCGTCATCAACGAGCCGATCAAGCTCAGCAACATGATCGACGCGCAGCGCAAGCTCGGCTATGCGGCCGACTGGGGCACCTTTACGCTCTGCGAGGTCATGAACGCGCACTTCAACAACACCCTCGGGAACATCGGCCCCATCTACGTCATCAACGTCCTCGACCCGTCTGCGGGCAAGCACCGCAAGGCGACCGAGACCACCCAGCAGCTTTCTTTCACGGGCGGCCGGGCCGAGTTTGCGAGCTCCACCATCATCCTCGACACCCTGACCATCGCCAAGAGCGATGGCGGCGACTACGCCGAGGGCACCGACTACGCTCTGGACTATAACTTCACCAAGGGCACCGTCAACATCACCAGCCTGTTCGCGGACTCCCCGCTCACCGGCACCCTGACGGCCAGCTTCTACGAGGTGGACGACAGCGCCATCGAGGACGACGACATCATCGGCGGCGTGACGGCCGGCGGCGAGTACAGCGGCCTGAGTTCCATCGCGCTGCTCTACCCCGAGCAGTTCGCGGTCTGCAACCTGATCGCCGCCCCCGGCTGGAGCCAGAGCCCGGCGGTCTACAACGCCATGCTCACCGCCAGCCAGAAGATCAACGGCCACTGGGACGCCTTCGTCGTCGCTGACCTGCCCCTCGTGGACAGCAGCGCGCAGGCGGTCGACACCATCACCAAGGCCATCGCGTGGAAGAAGAACAACGCCTTCACCGGCGAGCGGTCGAAGGTCTACTGGCCGCAGGGCGTCGACAACCTCGGCAACATCTACCACCTGAGCACGCTGGCCGTGGTCGAGCTCATGCGGGCCGACTTCAGCCACAACAGCGTGCCGATGGAGACCTGCGGCAACAAGGCGATCCCCATCATCAAGCAGTATTTTGGGGCCAACGCCACCAACCGCGGCTTCAGCCAGCAGGAGGGCAAGGAGCTGACGCAGAACGGCATCAGCACGGCCGTCGCATGGGGCGGCGAGTGGGTGCTGTGGGGCGACCACACCGCCGCCTACACCTACGGCGCCGACGTGGATCCCCGGGCGATCTTCGACGTGTCCATGCGTATGCTCATGCACATCACCAACGATTTCCAGAGGGAGTGGAGCCCGCGCATCGACGAGCCCATGACCCGGGCGCTCAAGGACGAGATCATCAACCGCGAGCAGGAGAAGCTCGACGGGTATGTCAGCATGGGCGCGCTGCTGGGCGAGCCGCAGATCGTGTTCCTCGAGAGCGAGAACAGCACCACCGACATCATGAACGGCGACTTCCGCTGGGACATCGCCGTCACCCCGACCCCGCCCCTCAAGTCTGCGAGCGTGTACGTCGCATACACCGACGCCGGCTTCTCTGTCTACTACGAAGGAGGTGACGAGTAATGGCAAATCTGTGGCTTGACCTGAAGGGCCCCATCCTCGCCGACACCGTGTACATCAACGGCGTCCTCGTCGCCAAGGACGTGACCATCACCCTGCCGGCCGTCACCCATGTGACCGCCGATTATAAGGCGATGGGCACCTACACCGCACCCATGACCGGCCAGATCGAAGGCATGGAGGCCGCCATCACCAAGATCGGCATCGACAAGGGGCTGCGCTCCATGGTGCAGCTCGAGAGCAAGACGCTGGAGGTCAGATGGGCGCAGGATGTCAAGTACGCCGACGGCTCCACCAAGACCGAAGGCTGCAAGGCGTTCATGCGCTGCGTCCCGAAGCTGATCCCGGGCCTGTCCGTGGATCCGGGCAACCCTTCGGAGAACGAGGTCACGCTGGCCGTGAGCCGCTATCAGGTTTTCGTCGCCGGCGAGGAGTTCTGCCTGATCGACCAGCTCAACACCATCATGCGCATCGGCGGCGTGGACTACGTCAAAGACCTGCGCAGCGTGCTGTAACAACAGATGGGCGCCGCCCGAGGTGGGCGGCGTCCCTCTTTTTATCAACGAAAGGAGACAACGACCATGGAAAAGCTGACACTCAGCAACCCCATCACCATCAACGGCAAGAAGGTCAAGACCCTGACCTATGACACCGGCGCGATCACCGTGGGAATGTTCGCCGAGGCCGAGGCGCTGAAGCTGCGCGCCACCACCCACAAGGCCGGCGGCAGCGCCGGCGCCACCGAGCTCGACTACTCCATGCACCTCTACCTCGCTATGATGGCGATCACCGCCGTCAACCCCGACATCGACATCGCCGACCTCGAGCGCATCAGTGGGCCCGATGTCATGGAGCTGGTGAGGATCGGCCGAAATTTTACCACAACGAGGTCGGGGGCACCCTCCGAGCAAAACGACTCGGAGAGCTCGTCCGAGACTACTCCCGAGCCTTCCACATCTCAGTCGGAGAGCTCCGACGGGAACGCCTGACCGACTTCCTGCTCGAATACTACGAAGCGGCCGAGGAGGCGAAAAAGCAGCGGGCCAAGATCCCGAAGCCGAGGATCCCCCACATCCGGCCGCATAGGAGGAGGTGACGCCAGTGGCCAAAAATAAAATGCTGCAAGCCGTCGTGAGTCTCGCCGGCACCATTGACCCGTCACTCGGCAAGGCGCTGGACGATGTCACCGGCAAGCTGGAAAACGTCAACTGGAAGGCCGTGGCCGTCGGCGGTGCTGTGGGCGGCATCGCAGTCGCAACAGGCAAGGCGGTCGTGGAGGCCGGGAAGTATCTGGCCGACCTCGGCAACGAGTACAACACGGCCATCAATCAGCTCTCGGCGGCAACCGGGGCGACCGGCGACGAGCTGGACGCGCTCGGCGAAAGCGTCAAGAACATCTACGCCCAAGGGCTCGGCGATGACTTCGCCGACGTGGCTGACGGTCTGGCTGCAACGCAGCAGGCCAGCGACCTGACTGGCGAAGCTCTGGAGCGGGCAACCGCCGCCGGCTTCAACCTGCGGGACGTGTTTGACTACGATGTCAGCGAGAGCGCCCGGGCAGCGTCGGCCCTGATGAAAAACTTCGGCATCGACGCCGAGGAAGCCTACGGCTTGATCGCCGTGGGCGCGCAGAACGGCGCAGACAAAAACGGCGACCTGCTGGACACCCTGAACGAGTACAGCCCGCAGTTTGCGGCCCTCGGCCTCAGCGCCGACCAGTTCATCGGCACCCTCGTGGAGGGCGCTGACGCCGGCCTGTTCTCCATCGACAAGGTCGGCGACGCCGTCAAGGAGTTCAACATCAGAGCGAAGGACGGCAGCGACACGAGCCGGGAAGCCTTCGAGAGCCTCGGCCTCAACGCCGACAAAATGTTCGCAGCCTTCGCCGCAGGTGGAGACACCGCAGAGGCCGCGTTCTTCGACACCGTCGAGGCCCTCAACAGCATGGACGACCCCCTCGCCCGCAACGCGGCCGGCGTGGCCCTGTTCGGCACACAGTTCGAGGATCTGGAGGCCGGCGTGCTGCCGGTACTGGCGAGCATCGAGACCGCAGCCTACGACGGCGCGGCCGCTCTCCAGCAGATCAACGACGTGAAGTACAACGACCTCGGCAGCGCCTTCGAGGCGATCAAGAGGTCGGCCGAGGTCTCGCTGCTGCCGATGGCGTCCATGATCGCCAACACCCTGACGGCTCTGGCGCCGATCCTGCGGGAGACCTTCGAGGCCATCGCCCCCGTCATCACGGAAACGCTCAACGCTTGTATGCCGTTTGTGCAGCAGTTCCTCATGGGAATGGGGCAGGCCCTCCAGACCGTGCTCCCCATGGTCTCGCAACTGGCCGCCGGGCTGCTTCCGCTGCTCTCGCAGCTGATCTCGGCCTTCCTGCCGCCGCTCCTCGAGCTGGCGCAGCAGTTACTCCCGCCGCTGATGCAGATCGTGCAGGCCATCCTCCCGCCCATCGTGAGCATCCTGACCTCGATCCTGCCAATGCTGACGCAGATCATCTCGACGATCCTGCCCGTCCTGACCAGCCTGATCTCGGCCCTGCTGCCTGTCATCACCCCGCTGCTCGAGGTCGCGCTTCAGATCGTCAACAGCGTCATCATGCCCCTCGTGCCCCCTCTCATGCAGATCGTCGAGGCGCTGCTGCCGCCCCTGATGTCGCTGCTCAATGCCATCATGCCGATCCTGAGCCCCCTGCTGGGGCTGCTTCAGCCCATCGCGTCGGTGCTCGGCACCATCGCCAGCGTCATCGGCAAGATCGTGAGCTTCGGCGCGGGCGTCATCAACAGCATCGCCGGCCTGTTCGGCGGCGGCGGGGGCGGCGGGGCTTCCGGCTTCGCAACCGGCGGCTTCACGAGCGGCCCGTCCATCGCGGGCGAGGATCCGCGCTACCCGACCGAGGCCGTCATCAGCTTCAACCCTGCATATAGGGCGCAAAACCTGTCCTACTGGGCCCGCGCCGGCGAAATGCTCGGCGCTATGGACGAGGGCAGCTATGAGCCCATCAGCTCCGGCTCGGGCACGTCCGTGGTCTATGACCTGAGCGGCCTGTCCTTCAGCCCCACGATCAAGGTCGACGGAAACACCGACGAGGACGCCCTGATCCGAAAGCTGCGGGATCTGGAGCCGGAGTTCATCGACTTCATCCTCGAAGCACTCGCAAGAAGGGAGGGTGGCGCCTATGTCACAGCGGATAGTCGGCTATATTGATTACACCGCGCAGGGCGGCGACACCTTCGACAGCATCGCGCTGGCAGCCTATAACGAGGAGCGGATGGCGAGCACCATCATCGACGCCAACCGCGACCTCTGCGACGTGCTGATCTTCGAGGGCGGCGAGGCCGTGCGGATCCCCATCGTCGAGACTGTGGAGACGCCCGACACCCTGCCGCCGTGGAGGAGGTGAGCCTGCCCCGTGAAAATCATCTACGAGGGGACGGACATCTACCCCGAGATCAGCGTCCACCGCTGCTACCACGATATGTACGCAGACAAGCAGAGCGACGAGCTGCTGCTCAAGCTCAACGACACCCGGGAGCTGTGGGACAGGTGGAGCCCCAAGAAGGGCGACACCATCGCCGTCGAGGACGGCGCCGCCAAGACGGGCAAGATGTTCGTCGAGAGCGTCGTCCCCGAGTCCGGCCTCATAACCCTGCGGGCCTACTCGGCCCCGCAATCCACCAAGGACAAGAGGAGCAAGTCGTGGGAAAAGGTCAAGTTCCTGCAACTGATCCAAGAGATCGCCGGCCGGCACGGCCTCACGGTCGAGACCTACGGCATCACCGACCAGACCTACGACTACGTCGAGCAGAACAACCTCCCCGACTTCGCTTTTCTTCAGGCACGCTGCACCCTCGAGGGCGCGGCTTTTTTAGTCTATGACGGCAAGCTGGTCGTCTACGACGAGGCATACATGGAGGGCCAGCAGCCCGTCGACACCATCACCATCACGCCGGCCAACGACTTCGAGTACCGGGACGAGGGCGCCTACGCCTACGGCTCGGCCGAGGCCGTCAACGGCGGCCTGACCGGCACCTTCTCGGCGCCGGCCGGGGGCGACAAGGTGCTGCGCAAAATCCTCCCCTTCCGCATGACCGACCAAGCAGAGGCCGACCGCTTCGCTAAGGGCCTGCTCCGGGACGCCAACAAAGAGGCGACCGTCGCAACGCTCTGGACGGGGACGCTGCTGCGCGAGTATGCAGCGGGCTCCGTGGTGACGCTCTCCACCGAGGGCGTCGCCTCGTGGGACGGCACGGCCTTCGTGAGCCGGATCCGGCACGACTACGTCAAGACCCGGAGCAAGCTCTATCTGCGCAAGCCTCTGGAGGGATATTGACCATGCCAAACAGCAACACCCAAATGATCCAAAAGGGCAAGATCTCGAGCATCGAGGGCGAGCCCGACAGAAACGGCGACAAGACCACGGCCCGGGTGCTCCCGAGCACCGCCGACAGCCTCGTCACGAGGCCGCTGACGATCCCGTGGTATCTGCGCGGGGACATGGGAAACCTGAGCCCCGGCGTCGAAGTCGCCTACGCTATGTTCGAGGACGGCACCGGCCTGATCCTCTCCCGCATGGACGGGGAGTGGCCCGGCATCGTCCCCGGCGACATCACCATCAAGAAGGGCGCGCTCACCGTGCAGGACAAGGGCGTCAGCGTACCGTCGGCCGATGTCACGGCCAGCGGCATCAGCCTGAACAGCCACACCCACACCGCACCGCACGGAGAGACAACCGGCCCGCACTAAGAAAGGAGGCCGAGCATCATGTCCGTCATGGCATCGTGGAACGGCAAGACATGGGGCGTCTCCCCCGAGCGGATCGCCGCCCTGAATGGCGTCTCGGCCAGCGTGGAGCTGGACACCGAGAACAGCGACGACAAGGCGGGATCCCCGGCCACCAAGACCAAGGCGCTCAAGCTCCAGAGCATGAGCTTCGACTTCGATCTCGGCGTCGCCGTGGGCTGCGATGTCCGCGGCGAGTACGAGTCGTGGACGGCGCTGGTGGGCCAGTACGCCCCCTTCTACCTCGGCGGCACGCGCTTCGGCCCGGCCAACCTTCAGCTCACTGGTGTGAGCCTCGGCGACACGACGGTCGACAACTTCGGCCGGATCCTCAAGGGCAAGATCACCATCAACCTGACGGAGTTCGCTGAGGAGGCCAGCAGCAAGAAGGCGACCGCCGGCAGCTCCAACGGGGGCAGCTCGTCCCCGGCTGGAGTCTCCACCGGCGTCGGCCCGCGCCTGAGCGCCATCACCGTCGGCGCATCCAGCAGCGACAAAGCCGCAAAGAAACCCAACAACACCCAACTGACCTAAAGCGAGGTGATCCCATGAAAGCAAGCGGCAACGCAGCGCCCGAGACCTGCGTGCAAAACCTCCTAAAGACCATCCGCGGCGAGGTGCCATACGAGCGCATCAAGGGGATCGACCGCACCCTGATCGACAAGCCGAGCGGGACGGCCGCCAACGATCTGGCCGCCGACGTGGAGTTCGTCGTGGAAACCTACGAGCCCCGCGTGCGCCTGAGCTCGTCCGATCTGGTCGCGCTGGTCGCGCAGACCGGCGACTTCGAGCTGCGGGCCAGCATTGACAACAACACACTCTGAAGGAGGTGAACAGCATGAGCGACGAGACCAACACCTACGGCGACGACATCCACCTCACCACCACCGACGCGACGACCATCTACAACACCCTGATCGCTGCGCTCGAAAAGGGCGCCGGCGAGCCTCTGTACCCCGGCGACGAGCGCCGGATCTTCGGCGAGGGGCTCGTGGCCGTGTTCGTCGCCCTCTACAACAGCCTCGACGACACCGGGCGGCAGACCCTTCTCCGCTATGCGCGGGGCGAGGTGCTTGACGCTATCGGCGAGCGGCTGGATGTCCACCGGCTGGAAGGATCCCCGGCAAAGACGACCATGCGCTTCTCCGTGAGCACGCCGCAGCCCAACAACATCATCATCCCGAAGTGGACGAAGGTGACGCCGGACAGCGACCACTACTTTGCCACCGACGAGATCGCCGTCCTTCAGGCCGGCGCCTACTCTGTGGAGATCCCGACCTCGGCCGTCAGCAACGGCACCGAGTACAACGGGTACGCCCCGGGCACCATCACCACCCTCGTCGACCTGATCCCCTACATCGAGAGCGTCACCAACATCACAGCGACGGCCGGCGGCGACGACGGCGAGCCATACACCGAGGAAGGCGACAACCGGCTGCGCGAGCGCATCCGGCTGGCGCCGGCGTCCCGGTCTACGGCCGGGCCGGAACAGGCTTACATCTACTGGGCCATGACGGCCGACAGCTCCATCACCGACGCCCGGGCCGTCAGCGAGACGGAAACCATCAGCCGCACCCTCGCGGTCTACGACGGCCACGCCTTCATCGGCGGCGGC